TGGTGAGGTTTGGCGGCAATATCCGGCTATATCGTTGGGCGGTTCCCTCTGCATAACGCATGGTATCTTTCATCGGCCCAAGCCCGCTAGATTCCTCTAAAATGCTGCCGTTTACATCAAGCGCTGAATAGTCTACAAGTAGCGTGCCCTGTAGCTGCATCTCTGTAGCGCGCAGAGTTGCTATTTTTATATCATCAGGAAGGCCAAAGGTTGTGCGCGGAAACTGCATAGATTGTGATGCAACAAGCTTTTCATTTGCAAAGTTATGCTCACCATCTAGCCACTGCTGTGATGTTCTAACTAGCGCGGCTTCAACTACTGGCTGAGCCGGTACAGTGATTCCAAGCGGCGCAGCATATGCCACATATTCTGCGTAACTGCAATATGACTGGGCATCGCTCTTGCCTGTTCCATCTTCTACGATAATGGCCATTATCAGCCCTCAATCTGGCGCGTGATGTTGATTGTGTACGCGGTTGTGCCAGTGCGTGAAAATTTCAGCTCAGACAAACAAAACCCGCTAATTGAGCGCTTGCCGCCACCGATTGAAAAAGTTCCATCGGTAATCGGTAAAAACGTGCTTGATGAAAAAGTGCCCTTGCCCGTGATTGTCACTTCCGCATCGTTTCCGATTACTTCAATGTCAAAACTTGCCAATCTTTTTGTTAGAGCAGTGGCATTAACATCATCGCCAGCCAGCAGCGCGAGATCGATAGTTTTATCGGCTGTTGTTGAGGTTGTTGTGTAACGATCATTTCTCATCTTTTGCCACCTTAGTTTGCTTAGCTGGCTTTTCTTGCGCAGGCTCAAAAACCGCATCAATGATTTTGTAGCCTTGGCCAATAAGTTCTTTTTTTCTTTCGGCGCTTACAGGGTGCGGCTCATAAATTACTTTTTTTTCTTTCATTGCATAGCCTCAAAAAAATAGGGGGATTGCTCCCCCTCATTTATTACTGAGCAGCGTCAGCGATAGTGATAACGCCAGCAGTGTGCTTAATGTCGGTTGCAACCTTGTCCCAGTTTGAGCCAGTTGCAATCTCGGCATCAGTAGGTGATTTTCCGCCGTTTGTTTCGTCCCATGTGTAGCCCTTGAGCGCCAAGCCAAAGGTGTAATCCACCTGCATCGTAGTTTCAATTCTGGTTTGACCGTTTGACGTTTCGATGTTGCTAATAACGTCAGAGCCATCGTATACAGTCGCAGCGCCTTCAACCAAAGATAAAACCTTGTTTTTGTTTGGGGTGCCAGTTGCGTAAAGTGATGGCGCATCGGTAACGATTACCGCCTTGCCCAAAATATCCACAACTTGAACGTTAGAACTTTGGAACAACTGAGTAGCGTTCGCCAAATTCAAACCGATCAACTTGTGATAATCAGCGCCGCGCATTACAGATGCAACGATATTGCCAGAGTGGTCGCCGAATTTAGCGTGTGCGTTGTTCATCGCGATATAACTTAGACCAGTAGATGCTGAAACATCATTGGTTGCAGCCGCTTGGTTTGAAATCGCAGCAACTAAAGCCGCAATCGCGGTATTGAGCTGGTCTTTCATCAAAGCCTCAGCGAAGTTGCGCGAGGCAACCTCAATGCCTTCTGTTGTAGGTTTTTGCAACCAAGTTAATTGACTTGGCTCAAAGCGAATCGGGCCAAAACCGCCAGCAACTTTCACGCCGGAAACCTTTAACTGGGTAAGGTCGGTAGCTGAAGCTGCCGCTTGAGCAGCGTAACGATCTACACGGCGTTGAGCTGAATGGATGCCAGCAAAGAAAGACTCTTGTAAGAAATCGCCATCAAAGCCGCCAGTTGTCAAGCGGATTGAACCGTTTGAAGCAGCATTGAACTTATCAACCATTTGAGCCAAGGTCTCAATGGTGGCAGGCATGATGTACTGATTAAAAACTTGCATTTGAGATGAAGACATAATTTTTTACCTTTAAAGATTAAATTTTTTCGCAATTGCGGCTTTGCGTTCTTCGCGACTGCCGCCCATATTTGATTTTGTTGCTGTTGGAGCATTGGCATTAGCATTACGCCCATGCCCACCCGTTGAAACTTCGGCGGCTACCAGCGGAGCAAATAGCGCGCTTTTCTTAATGTACTCGCGGAAACCTTTTTCATCCAATGCCAGAGCACCGCCTGACTCATCAAAAAAGGTGTATTTTTCTGCTTCGGGGTCAAAATTCACCATGCTGTCTAGCAGACGTGAGGCGGTTGCGCGCCCTTCATCAATGAATACATCACCCATGCCCGATATTAACGACTGCTTGGCTTTTGAACTGACCAGCTTGTCGCGTGCCTGTGCTCGCTCTTGCGCAGCGGTAAGCTTTGCAGTTGCGTCATCAAGCAGGGCTTTAAAATCACCCTTTTCGCGCAAGGCTTCGAGGCGTTCGGCTTCGGCTTTTTCTGCCTTGGCTGAAAGCTCGCTTTTGAGTCTGTCCAGTTCTTCGGCCTTAGTTTTGTATTTCTGCGCAATCTCATTCTGCGCACCTACAACCTTGAGCTGATACAGCTTTTCGCCGTCTCGCTCGATTTCCGCATAATGAGAATGATACTCAGGATCAACTTTACTAAGGTCTTTAAGCTCGTGCATTTTTACTCTCCTGCGACAACGCCGCATTTAATTTACGCCTGACAACGCCAGACGGGAACCTAGGCGACAACGCCGCCACTGTTTAAAGCAGGCAACACCACCGGAGGCGGTGCATCCTCTTTGATTAAAGCTAATTCTTGTTCGAGTGTTAGATCTTGGTCGCCGTACCCGCCAGCGCGCAGCAGTTTGGTGGCAGTTACCCCGCTCATCAAACCTGCGTCTCTCTGCTCGATAATGCTTTTTGCTTCTTCTGGCGACATTTTGCCGCTGCTGAATTGGCGGTTTATTGTTATTTCTATCTCGTCCGGCGAAATTGTTTGACCTTCGTACAGCGCGCAATAAGCCGCAAGCCTGCGGTAAGACTGCTCAACATTCGCAGCAAGCATAGTTAAAACAGCATTTTCTTTGGCTGACTTAATCGCCGCCTCTGTAGCTGTGTTGGTTGTGTCGGGCTCAGTATCGTAACGACCGCCAAGCGCCCGCGTTTGTTTTTCATTTTCCGCAATGTATCTAAAATGAGCGTCACCATCGGCGGCCATTTTCATCACTTCAAACTCAACGCCAGCGGGGAATTGATTAGACTCGTTTACGCCCGTGGCTATGTATTCGCGGCCATTAATTCGCTTGAATTCTTCCCATGCGGATTCTGTCCATCCGCTGGTGTTGATTGTGTCTTGCAGCACCGCGAGCTTTTCTTTTAGATCCGCGTTTACCTGATAACGCGCCACATCTTTGAGCGCTATCGGTGCAAGATAGCCAGTTGCACGCGGCAAAGTACCAGCAAAGACGCGCTGATCAACAACAATTTCAGCAGGGATAAAGTCAAGCTTCTTGCCCATTGCCTTGGGATAAATCCACTCGCTTTCCGTGTCGTTTTCAGTGCCGCTTTGGACAATCAGCTTTTGGCGATAAAAGCCATCTGAATCAAGGTTTAACAAAAGTTGCGTTTTTGTTATAACCTCTTTGAAATCTTCATTCAGTTCTGTGCTAGTTGACGTTAAAACCGCGTGAGTCAACTGCATCCGGCCATTTACCACGCCAAAATCCCAATTAGTCAGCGATTCGCGCGGGTAATGAACTATTTTTGCTCGTTGGTTTAACTTGGCTTTCTCGGCCTTGCTGATCTGCACGCCTTCGGGGATTTCTGGCGATTCAAACTCAGCAAGCAAAAAATGGTATTTAACCTCCAAGCAGTTGCCGGAAGTTATGTTGATAGAGTCGGCGAGCGTCATCCAATCGCCATCTGAATCAGATTCCAAATATTTAATGGAATCCGGCAGGTTGATTTCATGCGCTGCGCGAGTGTAAGCGCCCATCAATTCAATTTTTGTTTGTGCGCATGATGAGTCAAATTCTGCGCGACCAAGATACGCCTCGTAACGGGCTATCTGTGCCTCGCTCGTTTTGTCTATCATGCTCGGATGGGGCAGGTAAGTCATTCCACCGCGCTTAATCGCAGGAGAGCCATCAATGGCGGTGCGCACAAGCTGCACGGACGGCAGGTCTTGATCGAATACAGCGCTATTAGGAATGAATGCCATTTGTAACCCCGTTAGTTTTCGCGATTTTAGAACACGGCAAAACTTTACGCAACTTTACAGTTATTTACTCAGTCCAGCCTTTACAAAATACTTATCGTAAGAGTCAAGTTCGCGCATTTCTTTGAGCGTGAGCTTGCGTCCCATCTCATTGGTGAATTTTTCAATGGGAAGTCCGCCATCTCTAAACAGTTTGGCGCGAGTTTTGCCTAGACTAGACTCAAGCCACCAATCAGGCTGCTGCTCGAAAAACTTCTGTGGCGATACGTTTGCAGGGATTTGCTTTGGGTCGAACATATCCGCGTCTTTTTTGCCTTTGTATCGCACTTGTGATGGTGTTTCTGGCGTCTCTTTGCCTTCTGCGCGCAATTCGGCGCGTTTGTCTCTTGTCGCATCCAGCTTGGTTTTGCGTGCGGCATATTCTTCGGCAGCATCTTTACCTTTTTGGCCACCCACGCTTGCGCGGGTTCCTGTAAATGGGTTTACGCCATAAATCTTTATTATCCACAGACTGCGGCAGCCATGATGCCCGGGTATTCGCGGGGCATTTGGGTCGTTTAGCTGATAAACCTTGCCGCCAATTGCTTCTTGCCCGTGGTGCAAACAGTATGGAGTCGTTCGGTTGTCAAAAACATTACTGAAAATCTTTCCCTCTACTTCATCGCCGTATGTTTCATGCGCCGCAGCGCGGGCGGCGTTTGCGTAGTGACTCATGCCAGTGCGCGTTAAGTTCTCAGCCCAACGGCGGGTTTTATCGCTCACTATGCCATCGGTGTAACCAGCCTTTTTAGTGCCGACAAGTTTTTTTACCAGCGCCTCACGCGGCATCGCCTCGTCTCGCGCAGTTCTGATTTCTGCGTCTACCAATTTCATCACAGCATCGCGGTGGCCGTTCACATACTCAGGCCACAGGCCAAAATCTGTGCGAGAGCCAGAATGCAGCACCAGCGGCGTGGTATTTATTTTCTTTTCGAGCGTGCCTTTATCAATCGCCGCAACTGATACCGCTGCCAGCGCTGCAATCGTTGCCGACTGATAACCGGACTCATAGACCGCGAAGTCGTTTAACTCTTGCGTTATCGCCGCCCAAGCAGTGCCCATGGAGTCAACAATAAGCGCCTTGATTTCTGCTCTCAGCGCATTGAGTTCTTTGGCGCTCATGTCGCCGCTGTAGCCATCCAGCAATCTCAGCAGTTTTTTAGATAACGCTGAATAGGCTGGGTTTACAGTATCTGCAACGATTGACGCCGCTAAACGATTGACGGCGAACTCATGGCGCAGAGCTATGTCAAATTGTGAATCCATTAAAACATCCTCAGTTTTGCGCCGCTTGACTGTTTTCGCATACCTATTTCTGCGGCTGCCAAATATCTAAATGCGTCCGCCGTGTGTGATGTCCAATCGTGCAGCGGTGAATCGCGCCAGCACCCTAGTTTTTCATTCCAATCTTTTCGGTATGACTCAAGGCATTTAATGCCCTGCTCGCATTTTACCTCATCAAACACGCACCTTGGCAGCAGCAAACGAACCTCTTCAATTCCGCTATCAATTGATTTTTTTGGAACCACAGTAAAATTAACTTTATATTTTTGGCCGCTATCATCTACTTCGTAACCCTCGGCAGCTAGGTCTTTTCTGCTTTTCCCGTTCCCTGCAAACTCTCGGTTTTCTATATCGTGCGGCGCGTAATGCGTTCCGTAATTGTAACCGCGTTTTTTCAGCACGCCAAAATAATGCTGCAAACCCTCGCCTGAGTTTTCGTAGTGATCTATCAAATGGATTTCATCGCCTATGCGTTGATAGAACCAAATAGCCGTTGAGTCACCCACGCCCAAATCCCATGCGGTATGCACTGGCGCATCATTTTTAAAGCCTGCGCATATTCTCTTGTCTGCGTAAATCTTTCTAAACTGCTGCGCGTAATACGCTCCCTCAATTGATTGCTCAAATGCCTCGTCTGGCGTGCTTGGGTACTCGCGCTTCATGTTGTCGCCAAGCGTTTTCCATTTTGCGCTATACCATGCTTTTTTTCTTTCGCTTAAAGCTACTCCGTGCTTGTGCTCCAACTCGTCAAAATAATCGGCCAGCGCGTGCGCTATGTCGCCATCAATCTCATACTCTGGGCGCAGCCACCAGCTAAAAAAATGAAACTTAAAATCTAGCTTGCTTTTGGGCGGCTTGTTT